GGACCGTTGCACACAAGGCAAAAAATTCATTTTTTCCGGAAACTTCCAGCAAAAAATTTGAAATTGCCAGAAAAAATTGCAAAAAATAAAAAAGGAGAAAACTATGGAACCTTGGAAAGAACGCATGATTCAAGAATATACCGAACTGAAAGAACGGTATACAAAACTTCATAAGATGCTTGTTAAATTCGACGCGCACAGACTTGAGTTTGAACCTAAATGTCCTATTGAACTTTTACGAGAACAGGCAGCAACTATGGGGCGTTACCTCTATATTTTGGAAGAACGCGCTACAATTGAAGGAGTAGAACTCCCTTAAAAATCGCAAAAAACAGGAAGTGATTCCAAGTGACAAGGCGAGAGGAACTTGATGAAATTTTCAAAAACGTAGAGGAAAACCAACAGCAACTTGTATCACGCCTGTTGGATGAAGTAGTCTTCTTGGAAGAACGAATGGCCGAATTGAAAAAGCTCCCGTTTGTGAATGTTCATCCAAAAAATCCAGCTTTACAGCGAACCACGCCAGCAGCAAGGCTTTACAAAGAATGCACACAATCTTATATGAATGCGATTCGAATTTTGTGCTCAATTCTTCACAAGGTAGAATCCTCTGCTCAGGATGATCTTCTGAAATTATTGGAGGAATTCAAATGAGCGGTCCCTACTCTAACTATTTGTTTGAATACTGGGGCATGATCCAGAACAAAGAAATAGTTGTAGGGTACTGGATCAGAAAAGCCGTCAAGAATCTCATTGAGGATTTGAAAAATCCAAAATACATTTACGATACGACGGAAGCTCACAAGCGCATAAAGTTTGAGGAAAGTCTGTGCCTGCAATCTAAAGCTCCATACTACATGAAACCTATCAAGCTGCTGCCTTGGCAAAAAGCATGGTGGGAGGCGGTTTACAGCTTTAAGATGGCAGACACTGGGCTCCGAAGATTTACTGAGGGACTTCTTGAGGTTGCTCGTAAAAACGGCAAGTCCACCATGTTCGCAGCCGATGGAAATTATGATCTTTTCATGGGTGAGGGCGGTACCGATATTTGCTGCGCTTCCAATGATGATAGACAAGCAAAGCTCATTTGGTTGGAAATCGGAGGAATGCGCCAGCGATTGGACGGTAAGAAGTCCATCACAAGTCAGAATCTCACCGAAATCAAAAATCGGCTGAAGAATATCAATATTTTCCGGCTCTCAAGTAAAACCCAAAATAAAGACGGCTTCAACATTTCGAAAACCTATTTGGATGAGAGCCACGACATTGCCGAGGAAAATGGCCAAAGCGAGATCGCTGAGGCTTGTTGGCGAGGCATGTCAAGTAAAGATGAACCACTATTCCTTAATTGTACGACTCAGGGCTTCAACCGTGATTGCTACTTGGACCACAAAATCACTTACGCAAAGCGAGTGATTGAGGGTGAGATTGATGACGACCACTTCATCGCATTTCTGTATGAGCAGGACACCGAGCAAGAAATCTGGCAAGACGAAAGCTCTTGGGAAAAGTCTAATCCGTCAATCAGATATGGTGTAAAGAAGGTTGGAAAACTTCGCCGAGACGTTGAAGCTGCCAAGCACGATAAAGCAACAAGAATTCATCTACTGACTAAGGATTTCAATGTTCCTCAGTCTGATGCACAAAGCTGGTTGGTCCTTGAAGATTATGACTATGCTCAAGAGATTTATGATCTTGAAGATTTTCGAGGGTCAATCATTCTTGGAGCGGTTGACTTATCCGCCACAACCGACCTTTCAAATGCGAAAATTCTGTTGATGAGGCCTGGCGATAAGACGAAGTACGTCTACTCTCACTATTGGATTCCTGAGAGCAAACTGGAAGACAGTGATGATAAAGAAGCGGGAGCTAATTATGTGGAATGGGCAAGACAAGGGTTCTTGACGATCCATGATGGCAATGAGATCGACATTTCTCAGATTTCTGATTGGTTCTACAAGCTATATAAAGACTACGGCTTGCGACCTTTCAAAGTGGGATATGACCAGCGATATGCTAAGACGTTCCTCGATAAGTGCGAAGAATATGGAATCGAAACTGAGATGATCGCACAGGGAAGAGCTTTGTCAAATGCAATGAAATTGACCGAAGCAGACTTAAAGAGCCAGCTTGTCAATTATCGCTCAAATGCGATGGACAAATGGAATTTGGGAAATTGCTGCTGCAAGGTCGATGATGTTGGGAATATTCAGCCTGTTAAAGCTCCTGGTCAGAAGAGCAGACGGATTGATGGCGCGGTCACGTTAATTATTTTGTATGAAATATATAGACGCTATCGCAGCGATTTTATGACTGTGATTGGAGGTGAGTGAATGGAATGGTTCGATAAATTATTTCGAAGAGGGCCGAAAAATAGAAAGTTTGCCCCCACTTTCGACGGGTTCACGCCTATTTATAGCCAGTTCGGGACGAACATTTACGCCTCCGATGTAGTGCAGCAAGCTCTCAAATGTATTGTGGATGAGATGAAAAAGCTCAATCCTACCCATGTAAGATACAACGGGAATGATCCGACGCCAGTTAAGGGGAATGTTCAAGACGTTTTGGACATGCCGAATGAGCTCATGACGACGAGCGAATTCCTTGAAAAAACTGTGTGGCTCCTCCTGATGAATTACAACGTCTTTATTGTTCCCACTTATTACACGTGGGTCGATGATAAAACTGGGGCTGAGAGAAGATATTACGAAGCACTCTATCCGTTGAATCCTACTCAGGTGGATTTTATAGAGGATGACAGCGGACGATTGTTCGTAAAGTTCTGGTTCTGGAATGGTTACAACACTACGATTGCTTACGATGATGTAATTCACATCAGATACAATTTTTCCGTCAACCAGTATATGGGCGGAAATCTTATGGGCCAGCCGGATCATCAGGCATTGCTGAGTACACTCCAACTCAATGAGAACTTGCTGCAGGGAGTTGCTAAAGCGATGCAAGCCTCATATGCCATCAATGGGATTGTGAAGTATAACACATTGATGGATGACGGTAAGACTGCGGCAGCCTTGAAAGAACTTGAAAACAAGCTGAGAAATTCAGAAAGCGGATTTTTACCGCTTGACCTCAAAGCTGAATTTACTCCGCTCGAACATAAAATTGCTTTGGTTGATAAACCTACACTGGAATTCATAGATTCGAAGATTCTGCGAAATTGGGGCGTACCACTTGCTATTTTGACTGGTGATTATAGCAAAGAGCAGTACGAAGCATTCTATCAGAAAACCTTGGAACCGCTCGCACTTGCTATTTCACAGGCTTTTACAAAGAAGTTGTTCACTCGTAGAGAAAAAGCCTTCGGAAACAAGATAGAGCTTTATCCGAAAGAGCTGATCTTCATGACGGTAAGTCAGACCCTTGAAATGATTAACATGCTTTCTCCTACAGGCGGTTTGTTTGAGAATGAAAAGCGTGTTGCTTTGGGTCTGCGACCGCTACCAGAGCTTGCAGGTAAGCGGTATATGTCTCTCAACTGGATTGACGCAGCAAATGCCGATCAGTATCAGGTTGGGAAAGTCAATGTAGACGTCGTAGATAAGCAAGAGAGCGGGAGCATTATGGAGGAGGAAGTCTAAAATGCTTAAAGAATTGGAACAGCGTTCATATAGTTTTGACATTAGCGCTGATGAAAATGAAGGTCATCGAATCACAGGTAGGCCAATTGTATATGCAAGTAGGACAAACCTCGGATTTTTTGATGAGATCATTGAGCCTGGCGCGTTAAATGAAGCAGATTTGCGGGATGTGAGATTCCTTGTGAATCATGATACAAGGAAAATTCCTCTTGCTCGAAGTCGTCGAAACAATGGCCACAGCACAATGAAGCTATCACCCAATGAAAACGGTTTGGACATCGATGTTTCGCTTGATACAGAAAATAATTCTGAAGCAAGAGCTTTATATAGTGCCGTCCAGCGTGGCGACATTTCAGGCATGTCATTTATGTTCAGTGTTGATGACGAAGAATGGGAAAACCTTGAAAGCGACCATCCCACCAGACATATTCGAAAAATTGGTTCAGTTGTCGAAGTAAGCGCTGTAACATTCCCCGCTTATGAATCGACTGAAATAAATGCACGAAGCAAGGAAGCGTTGGAGAATGCTCGGTCAGCAGTGGACACTGCGAGACAGCAGGGTGCGAAATCGGTGGACACCGATGAATTGACGTTACTTAAGGAAAAAACAAAAATTTTAGGAGGTTACTGATATGAACAAAAGAAAACAGATTCTTGAAAAGCGCCATAAGAGACTTCTTGAAAAAAGAGATACTCTTAAAAATAAGGCGCTTGCGTCTACTGACGCGAATGAAGTTCGTTCCATCAACGAGCAGATTGCCGAGCTTAATGACGAAATCGATGAGGTCAAGGAAGAAATTGATGCTATTGCAGAAGAGGAAAGAGCCGCTCAGCCCACTGGTCAGACCACTCCTCCCGCAAATGCTGCTCTTGTAAATGGTCAGATTCGTGGAGCATTCAGTCAGAATCCTACGCCGGATCAGACTCGCGAGAACACTGATCCTTTTGCGAGTATGGAATACCGTCAGGCGTTCATGCGATATGCTCAGACTGGTACGGAGATTCCTGCGAATCTCTATCAGCGTGATGGTATGCCGGCCAACACCAACACCCTCGGTGCGACGATTCCGACCACGGTCCTGAATGAGTTCATCAACGAAATTCGGAAGCGTTACGGCAACCTTTATGCTAAGGTTCGCAAGCTGAACATTCCGGGCGCGGTTAAGGTGCCGATCGCTGAACTTCAGGCCACTTTTAAGTGGGTGACTGAAGATACGGTCGCTCCTCGTCAGGATGGCGGCGAGATCAATAAGTTTGTGGAATTCAGCTACAATGTGGCCGAAATCCGCGTTTCTCAGACTCTGCTTTCGTCCATTGTCACCATTGATCTGTTCGAGCGTGAAATCGTAAGAATTATGATGATTGCTTACATGCAGGCCATGGACCTTGGCATTGTTAAGGGTACCGGTAATGGTCAGATGCTTGGTATTCTGAATGATCCTCGCATTATTGCAACTGGCAACGTGGTTGAGATGACTGCTGCCGACATTAACAACTGGACTGCTTGGAGAAAGAAATTCTTTGCGAAGCTGCCGCTCGGCTATCGTGATGGCGAATTCATCTTCCCGCTTGCTACTGTCGACGCATATCTCGAAACCATGGCTGATGCCAATAATAACCCGATTTTCCGTCAGGCAACTGGTCTGGAAGTGAATGATGGCGATGCGAGAAATCCGAACGGCAGATTCTTCGGTCGTGACATTTCTCTGGTTGAGCCTGACATTCTCCCTGACTTCGACAGTGCATCGAATGGCGACGTCATCGGTATCTTCTGGCAGCCTGAAGAGTATGCCATCAACACCAATATGGCCTTTGGTATGCGCAGATGGTTCGACGAAGAGCGTAATGAATGGGTCAATAAGATGCTCACGGTCGTCGACGGTAAGGTGCTCAACCCGATGGGTTACTGGCTGATCAAGAAGAAAGTATAAGGAGGGGTAACAATGGATAATACCATTGACGCACTTAGAAATCTTTATGTTGCGCTCGGCGGGGATGCGGATGACGTTGAAAACCTCGTCATTATTCCCGATCTTATTAACGCAATTGCTGCTCTGATTACAAGCGGAGCAACCAATGAACTTCCTACAGTCACGGCTGCCGACAATGGTAAAGTACTGAAAGTTACCAACGGCGAGTGGGCTGTTGGGACTGACGCTACTACTTAATGGAAAGGAGGTTAACGAGCAATGAGTGTCACTCTTGCTGATGTAAAAAATGCTCTCGGAATCACTGGCGACTATCAGGACGATACTTTGCAGATTTATTTCGATGAAGTAATTGCTTTTCTGACAGATGCTGGAGTTGCGGAGGCAAATATCACAAAGGGCATTGTTGCTCGTGGAGTCTCCGATCTTTGGAACTATGGTGCTGCTGATGGCAAGCTCTCTGAATATTTCATACAGAGAGCTTCCCAGCTCAGCTATAAAAATTAAGGAGGATACATTTATGATTAACACTGATCGCATTGTTCCTGTTCAGAAAATCGATCTTCTGTCTCTGATTGGTACTGTTCTGGGCCTGATTGGTACCAGTTATACGGTGCTTGAAGCAACAACCATTGAAGGTGCATTCTCTGTGACTGGTTCTGGTGCAGCCGGTAATAAACTTGCAAATCAGCCTGTTCAGACTCTCGATTTTGCAACCGGAGTCACAACTGCTACTGTCTACTTTGTGGCAGCTTATGATTTTGCTGGAATTACGATCAACAGAGCGGCTGTTACTCCGACCGGCGCAACTGTTCAGCCGGATGGTGTGACGCTTTATAAAGCTGTTCTGTCTGGTGGTAATGCAGTAGCTATTACTGCTGTGACTCCTGTACCGAGCACCTGAGTTATGGCACAATTCAAACTTGCCGCTCCACTAAGTGTCCCTTTGATGTTACTGATTCCGACATATGTTGATTCTTATGGTGTGGAAAAAAAGACATTTCCTTCAATGTCTGATGGCATTTTGATTTTTGGCAATTTCCGAACGTTTGGCGGTACTGAACGCGAAGTAAATGGACTCTATTCCATTGAAAATACGGCAACGATTGAGACGTGGTACCGCCCAGATATTAAAAGTGATTGTCGTATCGGATTGCTACAGACTGGTGAGATATATGAAATTCTTGGAGAACCTGAAAATATCAGCATGCGAAATCAGTATATGAGGATAAAAGTGTTGCAAGTCAAAGGCGGTGCATGATGGCCAGAAATACTCTGAGGCTTGATACCAGCGGTTTTGAAGAAATGCTTCGAAAATTAGATAGCCTTGGTGGTGATGTGAAAAACGCCGTTTCTAATGCGCTTATACAATCAGCTGAGACTATTACAGAAGATACAGAAGAAGCAATGCTTGCTGCTAACTTACCAGCTGGTGGACGATATTCTACGGGTACAACAAGAGAATCAATCGTCCGCGATCAACAAGTTCAGTGGGAAGGTTTGATCGGTTCTGTTCCAGTAGGATTTGATTTCAGCAAACCCGGGGCAGGAGGATATCTAATTACTGGAACACCGAGAATGCAGCCGAATCGCGCATTGAATAGGATGTACAAGCAGAAGAGATACATGAACCAAATCCAAAAGGATATGGGCGAAGTCATCATGGATTATGTCATTGAAAAGATGGAGGGCGACTGAGTATGAAACAAGCGTTAATTGATTTACTAAAAACTTATGGATATCCTGTCAGGCTGCAAGGTTCATTGACGAAAGATGAGGCTTATCCTGCAAGCTTCTTTACGTTTTGGAACAATTCAGCTGATGATGGAAGCCATTATGACAATGATGCAATCAATTATGTTTGGAATTTTACAATCAATTTTTACTCAGTCGACCCTTCGCTTGTAAATACAATTCTCATAGACGTAAAAGCGTCTCTTAAAGCGAGCGGCTGGATTGTTCCTGGGAAAGGTTATGATGTGCCAACCGATGAACCATCCCATACTGGACGTGCTATTGATGCAATATTTATTGAAAATTAAGGAGGAAAAATTATGCCGAGTTCTACTTTGCAGGAAATCGTTGAATACCGCGGCGTAGAAGGTCTTGTTGCTGCCGAAGTTCTTGTTGATGATAACGGCACGAATACCGCAGGAGAGGGCGAGACCCCCAATCATGGTTATGTAACGGGCACGCCTTTTGCGGTTGCCGGTGTTGCTGAAATCAGCAAAACGACTGATTCCAGCAGCGAAGCACATTACTATGACAATATTCCTGCCGTTGTAGTAACGAATACTTCTTCGGATGAAGTAACCATTTCTGCTTCCGCTATTCCGCTTGACGTACTGGCTACAATCACCGGTCAGAATTACGATCAGACTACAGGGGCATTGATTGAAGGGCCTCGCGATGTGAAGTATTTTGCACTTGGTTATAAAACTCAGAAAACCAATGGTGATGCTGTCTACGTCTGGAGATTCAAGGGAACCTTTAATATTCCGGATCAGACTAATACTACACAGAATGACGGTACCGATGCAAATGGTCAGGAAATTGTGTACACCGGTATTTCAACTACTCACAAATTCACCAAAACAGGCAAAGGCGCAAAGGCGCTCAATGTTGATCTTGGGAAGAACCTTGCGGATGTTTCTACGTTCTTTGATCAGGTGACCACGCCCGACACTTTGCAGGCGAAAAGCGGAACTTAATGATTCGATAGGTTAAAAGTTTTGATTTTTGTGGGGACAGCATTTCAGCAAAAATGTTTTCACGGGGCTTTTCTCCTTTCCTCCGTGGATTACCCACAACCACTTGAAAAGGAGATAAATTATGAAACTCAATATTTACGGTAAAAACGAAGACGGTAAGAAGATCATTGTGAAAACTTATACAGCTGAAACGTATGATCTTATGTTTGGCACATGTGAAGATGTTGCACATGCAGTAAATCTTGATGCTCTCAAAACTGGTTCTGACGTGGAGATTATTAAAATGGTCGGAAATCTGGTGCTGCAGAGTATGGACACTGTTAAAGATCTTTTGAAAGACATTTTTGAAGATATTACAGATGAAGAATTGAAAAATACAAAGGTCACTGAAATTGCAATAGTTCTTGTCGATGTAGTCAAGTTTACTATCATGCAGCTTAATTTCGGAAATAACGCAAAAAACTAAACGAGGGACAGACAGACCTGTCCCTATATGAATTATTTTTTGAGATGGAGATTTCCATCTGTGAACGTTTCCCAAGTGTATCGCCTTTCGATGTAAGAAGAGAAAGAGCATCAGAAGTCTTTCTACTGATGCGGAGACTCAACAATTATAATTCGCATCAAAAGAAAGACGCTAAGAATGGGAAAAAGGTATTTCGTAAAAAAGCCGGCGATGATTGGTTTTAAGGAGGTGAGAAAATGGCAGAGGATTTTACGGCAAAATTTAGGGTCGACATTTCTGATCTAAAGAAAAATATATCGGATGCGACAAAAGAAATTAAGCTGGCCAATGCCACTTTCAAATCTGAGACGTCAGGCATGGAAAGTTGGTCTAAAAATGCTGATGGACTTAGCAAAAAACTTGAGTCGCTGAAAACAGTTCTTGCTAATCAAAAAACTATCCTTTCATCGTATGAAAGCCAGCTGACTAAACAGCAAGAAGCCTATGACGAGAATGGTAAAAGAGCTGAACAATTAAAAGAAAAACTTCAAGAACTGGCTAATAACGGCGTTGCAAAGACTGACGCTGAATACAAGAAATATCAAACGGCCCTCAAGAATGTTCTTAAAGAACAACAGAACAATGAAAAGGCCTGTGACGACCTAAAACTCACTATACTTGAACAAAAGGCAGCGGTTGCCCAGACTGAATCTCAAATCGAGAAATACTCCAATGCTCAAAAAAACATGGAGAAGGAGGCAACAAGTCTTACCAGTACTGTCAGTAAGCAAGAAAAAGAATTAGCAGCGTTAAAAGCCGAATATGCAGACGTTGTTGCTTCGCAAGGCAAAAATTCAAAATCTGCTAAAGAACTCGCCGGACAAATTGATAGTCTTTCATCTGAACTGAAACAAAATAAAACGAATTTGTCTAACGCAGAAGATGAAGCTCGGAAATTGGATAATACAATTGATGAGCTTGGAGATTCTGCTGAAAAAACAGGCGGTAAATTTGACGGACTTGGCAAGAAACTCGCAAGCGGTTTGAAAGCCGGTCTTGCTGCTGCCGGAACAGCTATCGCCGGAGCGGCAGCTGGTCTTACAAGTGCGACAGTCAGTGCTGCAGCATATGCAGATGAAATGATCACCATGAGCACTGTGACGGGAATGTCCACAGATGCTTTGCAAGCATATAATTATGCTGCTGACCTTGTAGACGTTTCTATGGAAACGTTGACTGGTTCAATGGCGAAAAATATCAAATCAATGTCCAATGCTGCCAGCGGTTCAGAAGCATATGCAGCCGCATATGACAAGCTCGGCGTGTCTGTCACTGATGCAAATGGTAACTTGAGAGACGGACAGACTGTCTATTGGGAAGCCATTGATGCACTCGGACAGATGGAAGAGGGAGCTGAGCGTGATGCCCTCGCAATGCAGCTTTTCGGAAAGTCTGCGCAGGATCTTAATCCGCTTATCGCGCAAGGTTCTGAAGGAATTGCAAAGCTGACAGAAGAAGCACAGTCTATGGGCGCGATCATGTCTGAAGATGCAATCGCAGCTCTTGGACAATTTGACGACTCCATGCAAAGACTTAAAGGCGGCGCAAGTGCAGCTAAAAATGCGCTTGGTATGGTACTTTTGCCGCAGCTTCAAGTTTTAGCGGATGATGGCGTAGCACTGCTCGGTGAATTTACCAGGGGGCTGAATGAAGCTAATGGAGACTGGTCAAAAATCAGCGAGGTCATTGGTACAACAGTTGGCTCGATGGCTCAAATGATTCTCGATCAGTTGCCGAATATCATGCAAGTCGCTGGTCAGATTGTTAGTTCGATTGCTTCTGCAATTGTTAATAGCCTGCCCATGCTCACACGCAGTGCAATTGAAATTGGAACCACCCTCATCACAGGATTATTGAATTCAATTCCTCAATTGATTCAAGTGGGGGTTGAACTGGTACAGAGCGTTCTGTCAGGTTTGGGACAAGCACTTCCGCAAATTGCTATCACATTCGTCCAAGTAGTACCTCAAATCGTTCAGGCACTGACCGATGCTATTCCTCAACTGATTCAAGGCGCATTGACATTCTTTCTGGCAATAATTGATGCCATTCCGCAGTTGGTTACAGAACTGCAAAAATCTTTGCCTTCAATTTGGCATACTATCATTCATGCGTTAATAACTGCTGTTCCTCAATTATTGCAAGGAGCTTTGATGCTCTTTGAAGCGATTGTGGATGCTATTCCGCAAATAATTCCACTCTTGACTGAGACGCTGCCGCAAATTATTCAGACCATTCTTGGTTCTCTCAATGAGTGGCTGCCTACTTTGATTCAAGGTTCGATTGATTTGCTGATGGCGATTGTGGATGCTATTCCTCAAATCATTCCGCCATTGATTGAGGCTGTTCCTACAATCGTCAATGCGCTTGTTAAAGCATTGATCGATGCTATGCCTGTTCTGTTGGATGGTGCGATCCAACTTCTGATGGCTCTGGTTCAGGCGATCCCTGAGATCATTGTTGCTTTGACCGAAAATATTCCGCTCATTGTTTCGTCAATCGTGGAAATTCTCATGACCAATTTCCCAATGCTTCTTAAAGGTGCCGTTCAGTTGTTTATGGCGCTTATTGAAGCTATTCCCACAATTGTAATGGAACTTGTGAAAGCGCTTCCTCAAATCGTAGATGCATTCTTGAATGGCCTAGTTGGGCCTGTTGTAGGATTGTTCGATGGTTTGTGGCAAAGCATTGTGAATCTTTTCACACCAGCAGCCCAATGGTTCGATGATCATGTCATTCAGCCTGTCGTGAAATTTTTCACGGGCTTATGGGAAAGCGTAAAAACATTTGCTGCAAACGCTTGGGACGGCATTAAAGGTATTTGGGATAAGGTGGCAACATGGTTCAATGATACTGTGATTGAACCCGTGAAGAAATTTTTTGCGCCGCTCGTTGAGTGGTTCACAAATTTGTTCCAGAGCATTTGGGATTTTATCGCATCTGTATTTGAAGTCATTGGACAGCTTGCTCAAGGTTGCGTGCAGGTTATTCAAGCTGTATGGGGAATTGTCTCCGAGTGGTTCAATAAGAACGTAGTACAGCCTGTTGCCAAGTTTTTCTCAGGTTTGTGGGATGGAATTAAAAATGCTGCATCTGCTGCATGGACAGGGATCAAAAATATCTGGAATGTAGTTTCAAGTTGGTTCAGTGAAAAAATCATTACGCCAGTAAAAGAATTCTTTTCAGGCATGTGGGATGGATTGAAAAAAGGTGCATCCGATGCTTGGACAGGGATCAAAGAGGTTTTTGGAAAAGTCAAAGACTGGTTTGCTGAAAAATTTACTGCAGCTTGGACGGCTGTCAAAAATGTCTTTTCTACTGGAGGAAAAATTTTTGACGGTATTAAAGATGGTATCGTTTCCGCATTCAAAACGGTTGTCAATGGCATTATTCGTGGAATTAACAAAGTGATTGCCGTTCCTTTCAATGCCATAAACGGTGTCCTTGATAAGATACGCGGAATTAGCATTCTTGGGCTCGAACCTTTCAAAAATATCGGAAGTATCTCCGTTCCTCAAATTCCTGAGCTCGCTCGTGGCGGTATTCTTCGTCGCGGTCAGGTTGGCTTTCTGGAAGGTAATGGTGCTGAGGCAGTTGTTCCGCTCGACAAAAACAAAGCGTGGATTCGTGCTGTTGCGAATGATCTTCTGAAAGAACTTCAAATGCAGGCAATTGGTGGTTCTTCAAATAATTTGTCTAACAATCGCGAATATAACTTCACGCAGGTTATCAATGCACCGAAACAACCTTCCAGAATTGAGCTATACAGGCAGACTAAAAATCTGCTTTCGCTGGCAGAAGGGGGAATCGTTTAATGTATACAGCAAGAATTGAAAATTCAAGCGGGCAGATGTTGACACTGACGCAGAATGAGTCAGAATTTCAGGTGGTCAGCATTAAAGGACTGAATCCCCCTCCTGCCCAAATCAATACTACCAGCATAGCAGGTCTTGATGGAGCCAAATTCAATTCGTCGAAACTTGACACAAGAAATGTAGTCTTGACGATAAAAATCAATGGAAACGTTGAAGAAAACAGACTTCTCCTATATCAAATGTTCAGAACCAAGGAGTCATGTGTATTCTACTATTCTAATAATAGTCTCGACGTGTCAATAGATGGCTATATAGAAACAGTTGAATGCGATTTGTTTTCCAACAATGAGATGATGCAAATTTCAATCGTTTGTCCTTATCCATACTTCAAGAATATCGATGAAATTATAGCAGATATATCAAATGAAGTAGGGAGTTTTACATTTCCATTTTCCATCAATATAGGAGATCCAATTCCGTTTTCAGTTTACACTTCAAATAGAATCACTGAAGTTATTAACAATTCAGAATCTCAAACAGGTATCATCATTGAGATTTATATCTTGAATTCAGTTAATAAAATTCAAATCAAAAATACAAATTCAGGCGATTCGTTAATTTTGCAATATAACTTTCTGACTGGCGATAAGATTACCATAAACACAAATAAAGGTTCAAAAAGTATAAGACTTTTGAGGGATGGCGCTAATATCAACATATTTTCGGCATTACAGCAAGGGTCCGTTTTTTTGCAGCTTGCGGTCGGTGTTAATCCCTTCGGTTATTTGGTAGACAACGGGGAAAATGACAATGACGTTTCAATTAAGTTCAATTATTCCACAATTTATAGGGGTGTGTGATGATTGATATCTATGTATTGGACAAGAATCTTCAAACTATAGGGATTATCGATGCCTATAAGTCACTAATCTGGGCCAGCAGGTATGCCGAAGTAGGTGATTGCGAACTATATCTGGAAGCGAATTCAGATAATATATCGCTGCTCTCTGAAGGAAATTATCTGATGCGACAAGATGACAACATGGTTTGCAAATTCAAAAAAGTCGAAATTGAAACAAGCAGCGATGATGGAAATTATTTAATAGTAACAGGTTACGATGTAAAAAGCCTATTGGATCAGCGAATCGTTTGGACAACAATGACGTGTGATGGAAATGTAGAAGATTTCATCAGGTCAATGGTCCAAAATACAGTCTGCACTCCAGCTTTGTACGGGCGACAAATGAAAAAAGCTGATGGAAGTCAACTTATATTTCTTGGCGATAATGCAGGATTGACTGATGTGACTACCGTGCAAGTTAGTTATAAAAATGTCGGAGAAAAAATCAGGGAATTCTGTCAGACATTTGGGTGGGGTTACAGGATGCTTTTAGGATCAGAAAAATTGTGGTTCCAAATTTACCGCGGTACTGATCGTTCAGCCGATGTAATTTTTTCAGATGCTTATGAAAATCTGAGCTCCACAAAATATGTACGCGATAAAACAAACATGGGAAACGTTGCGCTTGTCGGTGGAGTAGGTGAAGGTTCAGACCGTACAAGAAATGTCTACGGGTTTGCTGATGGAATTGATCGCTTTGAAATATTTGTAGATGCAAAAGATATCGCAAGGGAAGTGAGCTGGGGAGAATTAACTGACGTATATCCTACTACTGATGAAGGAGGACAGGGATATATTACGTCTGGAAGCGGAGCTTATGTCTACAAAATGAATTATATCAACATTCAAGTGGTTGATGATGACCAGTTGACATGGCTTCAGACCAATTTTCCAGGAGGTACAATTTTAATTATTGACGGAAACAAATTTTATCAGGCATACAATCCTACTATCGCAATACTTCAAACTGATTCACCTGATGACGATTCGCCTGTCATTCTGCAAGATATTATCTATTCTGTTTATCTGTTGAATCGAGGAGCTGAGAAAATAGCCCATTATGGCGAAACTACAACTTTTGAAGGTTCAGTTATTCCTGACGTAACGTTTATTTATAAGCAAGATTATTTTCTCGGTGACCTTGTGACTGTAGAAAATGAATACGGCATATCCGCAACCGTAAGAATCACGGAGGTAGTAGAAGTGCTGGATGACAATGGATATAGCGTAGAACCAAAATTTGAATATGTGGAGGTGCAGTGATGGCAGATCAGACTTTTCAAGTCAATTGCGGTTTTTTCGATGCCGTAAATAATGACAGACTTTATACAGCAGACCAAATGAACCTGCCGTATAAAAGAATTGTGTCAAATGGTGTTTTTGCAACACCGCAAGGAACTCCAAGTACAGACCTGCTTGTTTCCAGTGCTGGAACAGGTATGGCCATAACAGTGCAAGCAGGCGAAGGAATTTTCGCAAATAAATGGTTCAATAATCCATCTACGTTGACCATCACTGTGCCCAATAATACGGCTCTGAATCCACGGGTAGATAGTGTCATTATACAGGTTGATGGAAGAACGTCGGGAAGAGTCGGCAACATTGTTTATAGAACTGGAACACCATCAGCAAGTCCTGCCGTACCTCCTATCAATACGGTTCAGAATGTCACTGAGTATAGGCTGGCAAATATTTATGTTGCTCCTTCTGCAAATTATATCAACGACGACGCAATCACAGATCTTCGAGGTTCAAGTCTCTGTCCATGGGTGACGGCTCTTATTCAGCAGGTTGATACAAGCACGCTATGGAATCAGTATCAGACCGCGTATCAAAATCAGTTCAACAAATATACAAGCGATTTTGAAACATACACGGACGAACAGCGAGAAGCTTGGGAAGAATTTGTCCAAACTTTAACGCAAGAATTGAGCGTCACTACAAACGTTATCTTGCTTTCCAGCACATATAACGCAACTGGAACGGCAACAGTCATTCCGATCAATATTCCCACTTACAACCCTGATACTGACATTTTGCAGGTATTCATCAATGGACTTTTGGCGATTGAAAATACTGATTATACGATAAACAGTGACAATGAAAATATCACATTGACTACTGCAATTAAAGCTGGAAATGATGTGAATTTCATAGTTTTCAAGTCGCTTATTGGTGGAGATATTGAATCGTCTGTGACCATGATCCAGAGATTGGATGATAAAATTGCAAATTTTACGGCTGATTCAGGTTGGATCAATTTCACGCTTGAAAGCGGTGCTCAAGCCTATGACAGCAATAATAAGCCAGGAGTCCGCTGTATTGGAAATCGCGTATATTTGCGCGGTGCAATTAAAAATTTGACCAGCAATTCAACATTTTGCACGCTTCCGGTTGCATATAGACCTGCACAAGATCATGTCTACACAACTTCCGCTTTCAACACTTCCGGAACGGTCAATGATGAAATTACCATCACCGTTTCTGCTACAAATGGGACAGTTAAACTTACGGCGAAATCTGGCACACTTTCGTCTACTGACAAAATATCGATCGCAACGAATTTCCTTGCAGCTACCGGAAATATGGCGTCGATGATTTATGAGTACATGGGAAGCGTTGCGACTTATGCTGATCTTCCTGCCGGTACCGAAGTAAATGCTGGTGACGTCTATATGATTCAAGCTGCCGACCCAACTCACAATATTGCTGCTGGCGATGATGTTATGTGGAATGGGGCAGAGTGGGAATTACTTCAAAGTGTGATTTCGTCGGATGAAATTGATACAATTATTGATTCTATTTCATAAGGGGGTATAAAAATGGCACAAAGCAGAATCGAAGCAATTTTGGAAAATATCCTTGGCGCAGAAAATGAAATCTTAGACCCAGTTAGTAGAAATGAAACGCTTTTAATTCAGATATCGGAACAGATTAAAAATTCCCCAACGGAAGTTATTTCTTCAAGTGAAATTGATACAATTATAAATTCTATTTCTTAATAGGGGGCGAAAAAATGAAAAAATATGTGGACAAAGACGCATTGCAGGAATACACAACGAAATTAAATGCAAAAAACAAAACCATTTTTGCCTTGAAAGGTGAAAATGAACTTCCAGCAGTTACGGTAAGTGATGCGGGGAAATTGCTTCAGGTTGACTCTTCCGGCAAGTGGGCCGCCGTCGATCTTGATGCAAGTGAGGTGTCGTACTGATGGCAATGAAATTGTACGATGAATCGAATATTCGGGATATCGCCGACGCGATCCGCGAAAAGAACGGGACGCAGAACACATACAAAGTTTCCGAAATGGCACAGGCAATCGAAGACCTTTCCGGCGGTGACGCAGGTGTATTTTTTGAACAGTACAATACGCCTACTGATTTATCGTCGTATGATATGGGCGATGTGGTGAACTTGCGAGCAAATGCGTTCAGTGGTTTTCATCATCTGACAGGCATAAGGCTTCCCGATGGGTTGAGGAGTATCGGTAATAATGCGTTTAGTCAATGTAGTAACTTAACACTTTCTTCACTTCCTTCCGGATTGACTACTATTGGAAGTGGAGTGTTCCTTAACTGCACAAACTTGGCGCTGACTTCGCTTCCTGCTGGTTTGACGAGTATCGGGAACTCAGCGTTCAGCGGCTGTAGAAACTTGGCGCTGACTTCGCTTCCTGCTGGTTTGACGAGTATCGATAGAGATACGTTCTATAACTGCACAAACTTGGCGCTGACTTCGCTTCCTGATGGAATAACGACTATCGGGGACACGGCGTTCAGGGAATGCAAAAGCATTTCGCTTATTTCGCTTCCCGCTGGTTTGACGAGTATTGGATACGGTGCATTCCAATCCTGTTCCAATTTGAAAACAGTCATCTGTAACGCAACAAATCCGCCGACTTCGCAAGCGAACATATTCCAAAGCACGCACGCTGATCTTGCAATCTATGTCCCCGACGATTCTGTTGCCGCATATCAAAGCGCGACAAACTGGTCGACATATGCAGCGAAGATTCATCCGCTGTCTGACTACAATCCTTCTTAAATGATGCTTTTTGAAAATATATCTTGAATAATAGCATGAAAGGAATAATAACAGGGTATTTCTAACCAAAATAAAAAACCGGGGTTAAATTCCCCGGCTTTTTTATTTTTCAAAAAATTGTCGAAATAACTCTATGCAGTAATTATTTTCCGTGTTAAACTATTTTTGTAAGTTATACTTTATTTTCCATGGGGGAATATTACATGAGATTCGAACAAGTGAAAAAAGGCAGAAAAGACAATAAGGTTCAAAAAATGATTGATCAGTTTTTAGCTTCCAAATATGACAAAGTAGAAGTATTTAATGAAGAAGATTATGAATCAAATGCACAAATGACAGCAGCTATTCGATTCGCGATCCGTTCCTATTATGATGGGCAATTACAAGTCACAAGAACAAATAATCGTGTATTTTTGGCTAAATTAAAATAAAAGAAAAACCAGAGGGTCAACTCTGGTTTTCCTGATATTTTTGAATCAAATTTAAGTATTCTGCATTATCGATAATATCTTCGATTTTGCACTCAAGAGCAATCGCACATTTCAAAATCGTGTCCAGTCTTGCATGGTCGAAGATTTTTGATCCCTGCTCATAATGCTGTAAAGTTCTTACGTTAAGTCCAGCTTTTTCTGCTAATTGACTTTGCGACAGGCCTTTGGCCTGTCGAATTTCTTTAAGTTTTACCATGATTCCCTCCTCAATATTCATGTGTAAATAATATGGTCGTTACGGAACGGTCCCATTCGGTGATAATAAAAATATTATCATATCTTGCAACGATTCGATCATCACCAGATTTTTCCGCTTGGTCGTTCAACTTCCAATCTTCCTCGCAGGTATCACCCCAATCTGATCTAAGGTATTTATTCATGCATTCAGTAATGAAGAAAGCAAAATCCTCATCCTTCATTCTTTCTGCGACTGCTCTTGTCATGATCCATTTTCCATTTAACACATAAAACAACTCCTGAAATTATAATTGGAGAGAGCTCAAACGAGCTCCCAAATTGTATTGTCTGAATCGGCTGCCCAGTCCCACCATTCACCATTGACTCTGATCATTGGCCAACTGTTCACGCCATCCTCTTCATATTCATACTCGCCAGCTTTAATGATTGGCAGTAAGTCTTCATCATATTTGACGTCTTGTTTGATTAAGATTTTCGCCACGTGAAACACTCCTTGAAATATTTTACTTATTTATTATACCACGATGGTTGTAATTTGTACACTGATGGTTGTACATTTAATTGTAAACAGTTTGTAAATAGGTGGGAAAAGCTATGTACAAACTACAACTATTGTGGTATAATATATACAGAAAAAAACAAGAGCACAGGAGATTAAAACAATGACGATCGAGAAAATCAATGCTACAATCGCTTCCTTCAACAAGAGATTCGCTAACACTGAAATCATTCCAGGTACCCCTGAGATGAACGCCAGAAACAGCCAGCTTGAAGTGATCGACATGATGATCGCTGAGCTGATTGCTGAGACTGGTAAAAAGTTCGTTGTGACTGAAAACGGTCTGATCGAAAAATAATCTACCTACATATAAGAAAGGAAACTACCATGGATTCCAAGATCATCGAAAAAATCAACAAGCTCCTCGCCCTCGCCAACAACAACCCCAATGAAAGTGAAGCAATGGCAGCCGCCCTCAAAGCTCAGGCCCTCATGGCCGAACATAATATCTCTGCTGAGCAGCTCGACTCTAAGTCTGAAGATAAGCAGATTGTTCAGGAGATCGTTCATGCTTCCGATAAGCACGAGATGAAGAAATGGAAGATCGGTCTCGGAACCATCATCGCTCGCAACTTTCGCTGCGAGATTTACCTCATCAACGATCAGGACGTTGTTTTCTACGGATTTAAGGATGACGCCAGAATCGCAAGTCAAGTGTTCATGTTCCTCTATCAAACCGGCAACAAGCTTGCCGTTAAGTACTACAACAAGTGCAAGAAGGAAGGCAAGCAGACCAAAGGCGTAATGAATACCTACCTCGCAGGATTCCGCAAGGGTGTGGATGAGGTTCTTGGCAAACAGTGCCTGGCCCTCATGATCGTCACCCCACAGGAAGTCAAAGATTCCTTCTCCAAAATGACTGAAGGTTGGAAAAGTATCAAAGCTTCTATCAACATCAATTATGATCAGACTGCCTTCAATGAAGGAAAGCAGGACGGTCGCATGACTGCAAACTCCAGAAGCCTGACTGCTTAAGTCAGCAACCTGTGCTATCGGGTATACGGGCAGAAAGGAAAAATCATGATAAAATCTGAGACTATCCAAAAGAAAATCAAGAGAATTGAAGATACTCTTGACAGAATGGAGCGCGGTTTATATACAGGCGTTTCAATTGGTTGGGTAACGGATCAGATCGCTTGGCTTTGGAAATTTCGTTATATCAGCTATGACGAAATGACCAGACTGACCGCTTATGCCAGATATATCATCGGCACGTATAAACCAGATTAAACAAGTGACCTGTGCTATCGGGTATACGGGCAAATTACCATCATTTGTACCACTAAAGTTGTGTACAAGGTACCACCTCCGTTGTATAATAAGACTATAAGCTAATCAAACAACACACTTAATATAAAGGAGAAATTATCATGACAAGAGAAGAACTTTTAAGATCAATGAAAGGCCCTGAACTTATTAAAGAGGCAGACAAGCTCGGCGTGAAGGTCAAGTGCAATAAGGATCGCAACAAACTGGTCGAAGCGAAAGCTGCCCTCATTGATAGAATACTTGCCTTTGAGGCTGAACAGCCTAAGGACGAGCTGCTTGAAAAACTCAAAGAAAAATTTGAAGTTGAAGAGACTGAAAAAGAAGTTATCCATCCGAACACTTTGGTTGAGACTCCAGCACCTGAAAAAGTTGAGATCAATGTCATCGAAGACGTAGTGCCTACGCCAAAACGTGGCGCTCTGATTGAGTGGAACGGCAAGGCCCAAAATATCTGCAAATGGGGCGAAGAGCTCGGAATTTCGCCCAACACGCTGTACGGAAGAATCTATAAACTCGGCTGGACAGTCGATAAAGCATTCACAACGAAAGGAAGAAAATAATGATTCCGCAAATGGTTCTGAAAATGTTGAGAGAAACTTATAAACCAGGCACACGCGTTGAGCTCGTCCAAATGGACGACGCTCACGCTCCGGAAATTGGTACGCAAGGCACGGTCGTTGGAGTCGACGCAATCGGCTCCATCATGGTGAATTGGGATAATGGTTCAACATTAAGTGTGGTTTGGCGCGTGGATCGTTGCAAGATCATAAATTAAGGGACCCTTGAGGGTCCTTTTTTATTTAATGTTTTGTTTACAATCTGTCTATGTACATTGTACACCTAAAGTGGTATAATATATACAGATTAAGGGTGAGCGACCCAAAACGCTGAAAGGAAATTAAAATGAAAAATCTCAACACTTACATTATTAAATCCGCCCGGAACAATTATGCACTCTTTGGCGTAACTCTTGCCCATGCGAAAGCCTCTGCTCGTGAAAACAGCTACGTGAACGGTTATACAGGAGTTTATCGGACCATGGAAAACGGAATGCTCGTTAGATTGTATGGATGTGAAAACGGAAAAATCAGCCACAGATATGATGTGGACTAAAAATACAAACCGCCTAAAAGGGCGGTTTTTCATAGGAGGCAAATATGAGACTCTGGCATAAGGATCTTATTCCAGTGCTGCCCAGACAGCAGCTCCTCGGACAGTGGCGTGAATGCTGCCTGATTGCAAAGAATATCGCTGAAAAAGGCACACCAAACCATATTTTAGTTAATAAGATCATGGATTATCCAATTGATCATTTCATGCGTTATTCCCGTGAAATTTTTTATCAAATGAAAAAACGCGGTTATTCCTCAGATTTCAAAAAGTTTTCTCAATATTCCAACGAGAAAACTTTATCAGGTTGGGATATGTCAATAAAGGAAGTGTTTCCCGATTGGCACAATGATCGTTATCTTGCCCAATGTTTTTATAATCTACAAGAGAAATTTGATTGCGGTGGGATTTTTGGTGAAGAATGGGCAAAGATCGATGCAATGTGGATTGAGAAAATGTTTACTTTCAAAATGGATATAGAAAAATAAATGAGGAGCCAAAAGGTTCCTCATTTTTTATATGAATCTACCACTCTTTGAAGAAATTCGCTTTGCTCTTCTTTTGTTATGATCTTCAATTCAAATAGTTTATCAATCAAGTCACGCTTTTCCATAAAGTCTTTATGGTTATCTATAATCAATTGTACAGTTTCATTCATTTTACATTTCCTCCACAGATTCTACACTAAAGCCATGTAGATCAGAATTTGAATACATAACATTTTCATAGGCCTGGTCTGCATTGGCAGCTTCAACCTCAAGAAAATCTTCGCCATAACCTTCACATGGAATTAAATAAGTAAACCATACTCTATATTTTTTCATTTTAATTTCTCCTTATCAATTAGCTTATATTTATATTATACAATTTAAGTTGTATATTGTACAACGCCAATTATTAGCTGTGTACAATATACAACGATAGTTGTATAATAAATAATGTAAGGTGATTAAAACAAAGGAGCTAACACAAATGAACATTTACGAATTGAACAAAGGACAAAAAGAAGTAGCACTACAAATTATTATGAAAGAATTAAAAGCGATCGGTTTTGAGCTTGATATAAATAACTTTGGCGACAGACTGAAAGCCGAGATCATGGCCACAAATTTAAGAATGAAATTCAACGAATTGGGCGGACTTGCTTGAGTTCTCGCATAACATGTCCCAGGGCGCTCCACGGCTCATCCTGGGACATTTTTTATTTGAGCTTGATAGTTTATATGGTCAGACAAAAAAGTTTCTTAGAAATGATTCTGGAGCGTCGTAGTTAACGAACTCTAGTTTTAGCTCCGAAATACGCTTACAATGTACAAATCGCTCAGAAATGTGTCAACCGCAACACAGTACATAATTTAGGAAGGATTATTCGAAACGCTGATAGATCAACAAAAACGTTGACGCTAATGCGTTTCGAACATGATGGGGAAGTTAAAACTACTGTCTGCAATGTACGTTACAATATACAATTACTTATATTCCAACTTGTTCATGGCCTCGCGAAGTTCCTCAATTGTTCTGTGAGTATAGTGGTCTGTAATATCTTTTTTACTGTGACCGACAAGCAGCTTAATTATGATTCTATCATCCACGCATTTTGTAATTCCAGAAACAAACGTATGTCGTGCTTCATGGCGAGTATGATCCAAATACCAGTACCGCTTGATAAAATTTGTATAATTCACTTGACCTCCGCCAACTTTATTTCTGATCAAATATGCTGCATTTTCATCATATCGTTTTTGAATCAGCGGGAAAATTCTATCATGAATTGGAAGCATACGAATTCCGTTTTTCGTTTTGGAATCTGTAATATTAAAAGTTCTATTTTCTAAATCAACTTCTGATATTTTAATATTTAACAATTCACTGATTCGCAGGCCAGTATACAATAAATATAAAGGCATATCATCGAAAGGAAGTTTTCCGACATTTCTCCAAAGTTCCTCAATTTCTTCTGGAGTAAAAATGTTGATTTCTTTTTTGTTGGTATGCTTTTCTACTTCCAAATAAATAGAAGGATTCTTTTCTGTATAACCATATTTCATTGCGTGCTTATATACGCAGCGAATTGTTTTCCGCATTGAATTCTGTGCGGTGGGCACATGCCCAGCAATAGCATTCTCCAACTCCTTCAAAGTAATTTCTGCAATTGGTCTTTTGTGTAGGATCTTCAATCTTCCAAATGCACTATTGTGGTTGTTGATGGTACCTTGCTTGAGATCAGATTTTTCGATCCATTCCTCAAAAGTAGTTTTGAAAGTGTTTCTTTTATCAATTTCAGTTGGATTTACCAACCATTCTCTCAAAGCTGTTTTTGCTTTAGTTTTTGACTCATGATAACTGATATATTTATATTTTTGTTTTCCTTCGTCTGTGAATTCCACAGTTATACGAACTGCCCATGGTTTTCTCCTGTTTCCTGATAATTTGAAAACCGAACCTTCTCCGTTTGCTCTTCTCATCGATGTTCTCTCCTTTTACAAATGTAAAAAGTCAAGATATTCAAAGTCAAGATTAACTTTTATCTATATATTATTTCTACACACTATCAAAAATTTTCAATGATTTTTCTAATTATAAAAGACTTGAACATTCATCTTGACTTCTTGACTTTTAGATCAAAAAAGTATAATAAAATCAATACTTTCTGGCAAGTCAAGATGAAATCAGTCAT